TTGCTATAGATGCATCATATTGTTCTGATATGTACTTTGTTTTTAACTCTTCAGAACAGAAACATTGCTGATTGCTATTCTGATTTGTGTTTTGGGTTCCTATTGTGCCAGGATTACAACCAAATATGATTTCATTTGGGTCACATACAGGAATTTGTAAAGCGACTTGTTTTAGATTTTCAATTTTTTCAATTGACTTTCGAAGAATATCTTCTGCTATGTCTATTCTTTTTAGTTCAAGTTCATACAGATATTTGGTTTGAATATCTGGCGTATCTCGGAGATACATCATTTCACCAATAGTTTTAGAAAACGGTTCAGATTCAAAATTGTAACTTAAAGTTAAGCCATTTGGGAATTGTGGGACTTGCCCTTCTGCTAATGTAAAACCACCACCTCCATAATTTACCAAATCTGTAAAACCACCAGCAGCAACTATTTTGTACTCCTGCGTGAATACTGGTTCTATGTCATCAACATATGAAGTGTCACAGCAGATGCTACAACGATATACTTTCCATCTTTCTTTTAGATTCTTTTTAGCGGCATACTCTATCTTTTTATCTTTTATCTTTTGCTTGATCTCTTTTTGAATCTTACGGCATGTATCTCCATCAAGATCGATTTGATCAAACATTGGTTGCCATGTGTCCGAACTATCTCGGTTTGAATATGTGTAACCATGATGTTCCCATGCCACACTTTTCTCTCTATTGCTATAATTAGGAGAGAAATAACCAGACATTCTATCATGAATAACATTGACTACATTTGGTTTCGTTGATATTGATTCATCAATCAACGGATGTTGTTCAACCTTTGTCCATTTATAATAATCCCTGAAGTAATCATATGTTACTTCTGTAAAATTATGAGATTCATTATAATCCAAATACTGTCTGTATGGTTGATCCCATTTTGGTTCAACTAGATAATACTTACCAGATAGAGCGTTTGACTCAAATAGTCTTAAGAAATTAGATTCTTGTTGTACTACAAATTTGAATATATTTCCAACTTTATGGGGACTACTTAACACTCCATATTTTCGATCACTTGGTTCTTTTATAAGTGATTCTATGCTTCTAAAATTCCATCTATCCAAATCTTGCCAGAACATGTAATTGCAAGCATATGGATTTGCGTCAGATACTGCATTTTCAGCCAAGTATTGCATCAGTTGTGCAACTTTGATTGGGCTGTTGAATTTACCCCACGGATACGAAAGTTGGTTTTGTTTATACCATACCCAGTTTCGAGTAGGCTCTATGAACATTTCCTTCTGTGTTGTGTCGGAATCAATTTTTCCAGTTTTAAAGAATTTTTCGTAAATACTATTTACTAATCCGTTTTTCCCTGCTTCCGATGCTATCTTTGTTATGATGTCAGAACCAGTTAAACCAGCCAATTCATCAAATTCTTTATAGTTCAACAAATAATGTTCATACGAAGTAAATTCTACAGACAACTCTATTTCTGGGATATTGGTATCTTCAGAAATTCTTGTTGTACGAACTTGATCATTTGAAGTTTTTACATTATAAACCTTAAACTTTAATGATTTAAATGAATCTGGTATTTCTGGATTTTGTACTTTTATGATTAAGTCTTCAAACCCATTAAAGTTAATTTGCTCAGAAGTTGATCTTATATCACGAATTACAAGTGTACCAACAACAGAAACTTCAAACATGCTCTCTGCCATGCTTAAAGAAACATATGTGAAATTCGATGGTCTTGGCCAAATTTCATAGCGTTCTCCACCAGAACCAAGAATGGTTATTTCATGTATCTTGAGGTTATAGATTTCTTGAACAATATCACTAGTTGCCATTTTTATCCAATTCTAAACAAAGTGTTTGCTGTTGCTGTTTTATCTTTTAGAAGTTTCTTGCACATTTCATCCATAGCAAAAATTACACTTTCTGATACAACATTCAACTTTGTTTTATTAAAATACTCACTCGTCAGAGTTTCTTCTTTTGTAGTTATTGTTGTATTATTTACTGCAATATTATTTACAACATTGTATATTAGTGATTGATTAAATGCAGTTTTATCTGTTGAATCGCAGGTATCTATTAGCAAATCAGTTGATACATTTCCACCAACTACCTTTAAGAATGGATTGAGAAATCTTCCAGAAGAATCTGCTATTCTAGATGGTGAAGTTAAAAACGGCATAGAACCAAATACATTAAAATTAGTTGATTGTCCACCACAGTAATTTGTTATTTCTGTATACGATCCATCTTTGTTTATTCTTCGAATCTTAAATGTGTAACTGCTCAAATTTGTGGTTGGTAGGTTGAAGTTGGTTTTGATTACCAGTTCTTTGTAGAACGGATTCCAAGATTCTATAACACCATATTGACTGTCATTTAAATATAGAATGTCATTTGGAACTATTGGACCATTTTCATACACATAAAATGTTTTCTTGGTTTCGTTTTGTTTTATATCTGCACCAAATTGATCTTGACTAATTGGCCAATCTGTATGTGGATTGTATACCTGATTCACCAACATCAATAGCCAGTAGTAATCAAAACTACCATACTTGGATAATGAGTATTTTTCTGGAGTCTTTACCGTATCTACAGTTTCTTCATAATACAAAAAATCATTTGAATAGAAGTTCGATTTTACTCCTATCTTTGTAAAAATATCAATAACAGTATATTCTCCGTTTTCAAATTGATAAGTTAGTTTTGGCAGTAGACTGAAATATTTCATAATTGAATGCCGCGATTGGTTAGGGTTGATCTATTCTGTAAGTCAAAATCAATTCCAGAAACTGGATTGGCTGATATCTTTTTGTAGACTGATTCTATTTCATGGAATACGCATTCCATAGCAAGACCAGCATAATAGTTGTCCGTTGTTAGCACTGGTGCATTTGCATCTAAACGGTTGACATTAAAATAGGTCAACACTGAGCATTGTATGCTATTAGAAAGAACTTTTGAATTCTCTGCACCTCCATTTGGTGTTATGCTTATTCTCCACATATTAGGAGTTTGAACCGTATTATCAAGTTCATTTTTCATAACAGGATACATGTGCGACTGAAATAGATTTGCTATTGAATCTATAGTTGATGCATCTTGAGCATTTTTTGGAAAAAGAGTAAACTTAAATGTGTGAACTCTCTTTAATGCTTTTTTGTATTTTAGATCACTATATGAAGCATCTGTTTGTGCTAGTCCCTCTGCTCCTCCAGCCATTTCATTAAGATTAACACCAAAAATTCCCTGAAACATACCACTGACAAGATTGGTAAATCTTGCGCCACCACCAGCGCCTGCATCTCTCATGCTCATTCCCAATTGTGCTAAAAATCCAGGCTCTATTTCTTGAAAGTCGATAGCATTTGGTGATTGATACCCCTGTAATGGAAGTATAAATTCATGCCAATCGACAGATCCTTTGCTTGCTATTCTTTTTTCTGGCAAAGTAGAAAACTCACTTGGGGTAAATCTCACCCAAGCAGCAACATCTTCTTGATACCTATTAGTGGAAGGGAATTGAAGTGTAGACAACTATATCTCCTATGGCTTACAAAAGCAAATTCACACCAAAAAACCCAAACAAGTATGTCGGTAACCATAATAACATAATATGTAGATCTTTATGGGAACGGACCTTTTGTAAATATTTAGATGAAAATACCAATGTTATACGATGGTCTAGTGAGGAATTGCAAATTCCATATGTGTCGCCTGTGGATAACAAAGTTCACATGTATTATCCTGACTTTTTGTTTGAAGTTAAAAAACAAAATGAAGTAGAAACCGTAGTAGTTGAGATAAAACCAGACAAACAAACAAAACAACCAGAACCGGGAAAGAAAAGCAAAAGAACATTTATCACAGAAGTTATGCAGTATGAGATAAATAAGGCTAAGTGGAAATCTGCCACCAAGTTTTGTGTAGAACACGGCTGGAAGTTCATGATTATTACAGAAAATAACATGTTCAAAGGAAAAAATACATGATAAACAGTCGAACAGTTGCCCCCGGTCCAATAATGAGTGATCTCAGCACGACCGGTGTTCAGCACGCAAGTAGGTTTGGTATCGCTGTAACTAGACCAAACGCAGAAAATATCCATCTGCATTGTGACATGGCGCAAGTTCCATCAAAGTTTTTACGGGTAAGAGAGGATTATCTATCTGGAATGGCTTCACCAATACCAGCAAGTATCGGTTATAAAGTCAATTCTAATGTCTTTCAATTCATAATTGAAGAGACATGGAAAACTCGTAAGTATTTTGAGGATTGGCAGTCATACTGCTTTACCAGAAATAAAGTTCGTTTATTGGATGAGATAGCAGGAACAATTGCAATCAATGCTTTGTCCACAAATGGTTCTGGTGGATCTGCATTTACAAATATAGTTTATCAACTTGAACAATGCATACCAATACAGGTAGTTCCAACAAAACTTGATGCAGCATCACTAAATGCTCCGGTTCGTTTTATGGTGAATATTATGTGTGCGAAGTACACTATATTCTCTGGAAACAACACCACTACCCCCTGAATAAATAATTAAAAGGATTAGATATTATGTTTAAAGAATTATTGATTGAAAAAACTCCAAAGTATACTGAACTTCTTCCATATTCACAGAAAAAAGTAGTGTTTAGACCATTTGTTGTCCGTGAAGAGAAGAATTTGATGATTGCAAAGCAGACTTCTTCTTTTGAAAACCTAATGACAACCGTTCAGGATGTGGTTAATTCGTGCTGCGAAGGACTACCAAACAATGATGCTAAAAATCTAGCATTTTGTGACCTTGAGTATCTTTTTGTGAAGATTAGAGAAAAATCACTCGGCGAAACGGTTGAATGTGTGATTACTTGCCCAGCAACTAATGAAAAAGTAAATGCGATCATTGATATACGAAATGTCAAACTAACGAGCAAAAAAGTAAACACAAAAATCAAGTTGGACAACAATATTACAGTGACTATGCAAGTTCCAACACTAGAAACATACCTGTCTTTAAGCAAATTTGACATCAAAGAAGAGGAAGATGAGGTTTTTAAGTTACTTGCCATGTGTGTGAAGGAAGTGCAAGCGGGCGAAGAAAACCTTTATGCTTCTGATGTGCCACTTGACGAGATTCTACAATTCATAGAACAACTGACAGCAAAACAGTTCAAGACTTTATTGAATTTCTTGAAAGAAATACCAACAATCCAACAAGATATCACATATGTTACCAGTGATCGTGTTTCTAGGACTGTGACAATACGAGGATTTGCCGATTTTTTAGAATTATACTTGGTCATGCAGATTTAGGAGTATTGTTTAAACTGAATTTCCAAGTTTTCTTCGAGCATAAAGTACCGTTAGAACAAATTGAACGAATGATTCCGTGGGAAAGGAATTTATTCATAGAAATGATGAGGAATTACATAAAAGAAATGAACGAAAAAGCAAATGGATAAGAAAAAAGACACAAAATCACCAAGACTTGGCGAGATTAAAAAGTTTTTGACGCAAAACATCAAAAAGTTATCCATTCCATTTCTAAAAACTCCTCTAAAGGCGGTAGATACAGCAGTAAATGCTATTTCTCCTCTGCCTAAAACAGAAAAGCCAAGACAAAGAGTTGAAGAACAAACAAAACCAATAAAGACTGAAGAAAAAACAACAGTCAACCCTCTTCAATTTACACCAACTACGACTAAATTGAACATTGTTCCGCTTTCAATCATGTCAAAACTAGGAAAAACCAACGAAACACCCATGCTGAAGTTGGCAAAACCAGAAATTAAGAATGTATTGACACCTATTTTAGCAAAATTAGAACCAAAGGCCACAAAGGCAGGAGGTTCTGATGGTGCAAAGATAACACTATTGGGTGGGAAAAATCCAACAGCACCAAAAGAGGCAGCATTAGTTGGTGAAGATGGTCCCGAAAAGATAGTTCATGCAACTGGAACAGTTATTCCATTCAGCAAAATGGAAAAAATAGCAGAAAATAAGCAACCACAGAAGACAAAACCAGTAGAACAACAAAAGACTGTACAGTCAAAACCAGTTGTGTCTGCTTTGGAAAAACCAAAACAGAACATTCCCGCTGTTTTTAGTCAATTTAATAAAATTGTTAGTGGTGTTGGTGTTACTGCTCTACCAAAGATAGCACCAAAGATACAAAAAATGATTTCTTCTGCATTTCCTATGTCAACCATTCTCTCGAAAACTGAAATCAAAGCAAAAGAACCAGCAACAGTCAAACCAAAAGCAACAGAGTCTCTAGTCAATCTTTCTCCGCAAGATAAAAGACAACTGTTGGTTATGGCTCAAACAAACCAAATAACAAATAAAATAGTAAAAGACAAAGATGGTAAACCAGTTTTGAATCTCCCTGCATATGCACAGGGAAGAAACATGGAAAATGTCGAGCCACAGGCAATAAAACAAAATCAAATCACACCGCAAGATAATATTAAACCCGTTGAAACAAAACTGGAACAGACATCTCCAGTAGAAGCACAAAAAACAAATCCACTACCATCAGTAGAACCAGTAAAAAATCAAAATCTAGCAAAACAGTTAGAGTCTCCAAAACCACCAACACCAGCAGGAAACGAACCACCACAGCAATCAAACGATCAACCGATGCAAGATGGTGGACAACCAGCAATGATCAATATGAACATGAATGGTCGTTCTGCTTCACCCACAACAATTAATACAATAACATATGAATACGATATATTCAGGAAGACATCAGATTATGTTTCAATGCTTCCTGAATGGAGAATAAGATTAGGATAATGAAAAAACCCCCATCTCTGGGGGTTTCTTCTTTACTCATCAGCCAACTTCTGGAAGTAGGAGAGGCTATCCATTTCCTCACCCGGCTCATCGGTTGGAGCCGGTTCCTTCTTCTTTGGTGGTGACTTGCTGCGACTGGGAGCATCAAAAGGGTTCGGGGTCTCCTCATCCTCGGCGCGAGTCTGATTCTCCATTACACTTGAACGGATATCATCGCCTAGGGTGCTATACAACTTGGTCTTGAGATCACCATATTCCTTGAAGTTCTTTGGAGCAACAAACTCTTGGAGAGAATATTGCTTGTTCCACAGAGCCTCCAACTTGGCATCATCTCCACCAAACAGCGGTGAGGCTGGAGCAAACTCAGACTTATCGTAGTTGGTGTAACCCGCAACCTTGCGAATCTTCAACTTGAAGTCTGCGCCAGTCCAGAAATTAAACGGATCGATTGCAGCCTCATCCTTGAACTCAGGATACATGGCTTCCTTGATCTTGTCGAAGATCTTAACTCCGTACTTGAACAGGAACACCTTACCTTCGTTCTGAGGATTGGCTTCATCCTTGATAACAAGGATATTAGAAACATAAGTCAACTTACGCTTGCGCTCACGGGCAATGTTCTTGTCAGACTCAATCCCGCTGTTCCATAGTTCGTTGTTCAGTTCACAAACAGGGCACTTACCACCGTTAGTCGTGAGACAGTTCTCAATGAACCAACCAGACTTGCCTTGGAATGCGTGAGAGTAAACCTTAACGAAGGGTAGTTCTTCGTCCTTTGGTGCTGCAAGGAAACGAATAACGGCGTAACCATTACCAGACTTATCTGGCTCAGGACGCCACAAACGATCATCCTTATAATCCTTCTTACCATCAAGACTTTCTAGAGCCTTGGTAAGATCGCTGATGCTTGTCTTTGCCTTCTTCTTAAAATCGCTAAATGACATACTTTTCCTTTATGGGATCTACCCACGATTGATGTTAAAGACGGGAACTACCCGCCACGAACATGATATGTATTATATCAGGAGTTCGTTAAATTGGAAGTCTATTTTTGTTTTTTGGTAGAAGATTGATCTGCCGTCCTTCTTCTTGAATCTTCTCTACAATGGGCTTTGTAAGATACTTGGCTGCTGCTTCTGGCTCAATTTTCATATCTTCGGTGACGGCTAACACGGCATCAAGATAACTACCGTTCCACTGTTTAACATGATTTTCTACTCGTTTACAAAATTGTTGTTGCTTTTCTAGATCAAATAACATTTTTAGTCCTAATTCTATAGTTATACATACTTTTACTTAACGGAGATCTTTAATGGCAGACACTACACCAGACCTACCAATTGATATTTCAGGAAACACTGCGAGTATAGCAACAGACTACCTTTATGTCAATGGTGTATCCGCAGCAGCAGCACATGCCCAACTTGTGAAAATAATGTGGGGAACTAGCGGAGAAGCATATCGTGTTTCTCAAAGCACACCACTTCCTGTTAATATTTATTCAACCAACCCAAGTACACTTTTGGGTATTACTGGCACCATCTCTGGTTCTGTTACTGTTTCAAATACTGGAACAACTGGAAGTTTTGTGTATGTTAAAGGAAGTACTGGTTATCAACTACCAATCACTGGCAATGTTCAAGGTGTAACTAATGGTGTTCCAGTTGGAATAACAGGAACCGTTAGCATAGCACAGCCAATAATCGTAGGTGGAGCCGGATCTGCTGGTATCACCATTCAACCAGTAGCAATTACTG